ACGGCTTGCAAGGTGCGGTCGGCCAGCTTTGCAGCTTTGCCTTCTGCCTTGGTGCGGCTCTCGGCCTCGGCCTGCAGCTTCTTGTCGTGGTCAGCCTGCATACGCTCGGTACGCTTCTTGACCACTTCATCGAGCTTTCCGGCGGCGATCAGCTTGGCGTCCTCGTCGGTTTCCAGGTGCTGCAGCAGTGCTTGGATTTCCTCGGGCGTCTTACCCAAGGCCTTCCAGGCGTTGACCTGCTTTGTTGCAGCCTTGGCAGCTTCACGCTCAGACTGCAGAGCAGTCTTCAGGCCTGCCGGGTCTTCGTAGCCATCCAGATCAAGGCGGAACTTCCCGTCCACTTCCTTGTACAGATCGCGCACGTTTTCAGGAACCGAGTCGAGTGAATCGACGGTGAGTTTCAAAGTCATGTTGTTTTCGCCAATCTCTGGCGCAGTTGAATACACCCGTCTCGGGCATGAAAAAGGCCGCTGAGCATCACGCCGAGCGGCCACGAAAAAGCCGCCAGGGATTGCTCCAAGGCGGCTGATAACTGAAAAGCCAGCGCGGTGGCTGGCTTGGTATTACTTGACTGGCTTTGGCTTCGTTCGCCTCGGCTTGGGCTCTTTCACCACACGCGGCTTGTCCGGCACCATCTGCGACCAGACACCACGCATGTGGCAGTGGTAGCAGATACGGTCATCACAAACGATGCCGCGCTTGAATCGCCCCTTCTCATCAATGCTCGCCCCGACCGTGGTGGTCATGAGCGTGCGGCCGCCGCACTTTGCGCACTGCAGCACACCAGGCGGTGGTTTGATCCCCTTGATGCCGCTCAGCAGCTTCTCTGCCGACGTCTGCTCTCGGGGTGGAACGATGGATAGTTTGGTCACCTGCCAAGTCTACTCAAAGACCGGCCAATTCAAAAGCCCGCTTGTCCCGCTGCCGAAGCTCATCCAAGGTCAGAAAAACGCCTTTGTGAGAGTACATGTCCGCAAGATCGAGCTTCCCGTCACGCATAAGTCGCGCCCGGGTTTGGCCTAGAACCTCATCCTGGCGGGCTGCAGACTGCTTTCGGAGCCAGTCGCCATAAGTCGTGTCTGGCGGCACCTGGCCATCCATACTCGCCCTGCTCTTGTTACGCAGCTCCAGGTCCGGCAGATCGATCCCCAATTCCTTGTTGGACTTCACCACCGGAATGGAAGCAGACCGGCAGCGCCAGTGCAACCGACCCGGCCCGGCACCCCACGGGATCTCATGCCCAATCGGCTTGTGCGTCTCCGGCGTGTAGAGCTTCCCATCGCGGATCCGGCATTGCGGCGTTGTCCTCAGGTCCAGGGTCGCAGACCACTTCAAGCCCTTGAGGACATCGGAGTTCTTCGCGTAGAAGGCGTCGTGAGCATTCCCGGCCGTGTGAGCAATGGCAGTTCTCACCACCGCCTCAACATCGCGCCGGGACTTTTCCAGCAGCCCATCAGTAAAGCCCTTGGCCTTTGTGCCACGCAGCTCGCGAATGATCGCGTCTGTCGTCTTGCCCTCAAGGTAGCCTTGAGCAATGGCCTGACGCACGGATTTGAACTGCTGGGCCGTTAGATCCTTCCACACTTCCTTGAGCAACACGCCTTGGAACGGTCGGGACATGGCGGCCGAGTAGACCGCATTCGTAGACACTGCTGCCACATGCACCAGCGTTGGCGTATTGGCCAGCAGCATTTGGTGCAGGTAGGCAGTCTCGTAGTCCACAAATTGCTTGAGCTCGTCTAGCAGCTTTTGCCCCGCCTCAGCATTGCCCGCGCCGATGATCGTCCGCACGCTGGCCAGCATCGAGGCCAGCCGCTCGGCCTTGAACGTGATCGGGTCCACATCAGACAGGATCGAGATCAGCTCGTCCAGCATCCGCTTATCTGACCGGTTCAAGATGGCCATGATCCGGCTCAGGACGCCGTTTGAGTAGCCCTGCAGGCCTACGGCATGCCGAACGGCTTCATCTTCGAGGAGTTCATTCACCGTCACCATTCATGTTCCCCAGGCTTGGCCCTTCGGCTTGAACTTTCTCGATCTCCGTCTCCGGGTCCACATCAGGGCCAACAACGCCTCGGCGCTGCATCTCCACGATGGTTGTCTCTTTGGTCAGCATGCCCGCGCCTTGCAGCGACAGCACCAGCTGAGCGGACGCATCGGTGAGAGTCGCCGCGCCGAAGTCCTTGAACAGCGACACAGTGCCGCCATCGCCAGCCTTGAGCCAGTCCGCAGTGATCTGCAGGCACCGGTCCATGGCGTCCTCAAAGTCCTCGACCGTGCTTTGCAGGGTGGACTTGTTGGCCTCGGCATCGTTGGATGCCTCTGTCGCAGTGCGTTGGCCTGGCTGCTTCACCAGCAGCTCGGCGCCCGTCTGGATCATCTGGTCTTCGAGTGCTTCCAGCTCAGAACGGCCCACGGTCACCGATTCGGCAGAGCCTTGGATCACTTCGGCCTTGGCATCAGGATTCTCAAAGCGCAGCGCGTACGCAGCGCCGGCAGAAGGTGCAGCCAGCTCGCCGTCGCTAACTCCGGTGAACACCAGCAGGCGCTTTCGGGCAAACCGGACAGAGTCGTCCTGGTCGCTTTGCTGCTGCCAGTGCTTGACGTTCTGGTGCGCCAGGTCGACTAGTGGCGGCGCGCCTTCCATGAAAGCGATGCGCCTGCCGTAGTACGGCACGAAGGGGATGTAGCCGAGCGAGGTAACGCCCTCGTCCACCAAAGCCCACGCTTCCGAGCCTCGCTCGTGCAGCGCCCAGCCGCCAGGGGTCAAGACGCGCACGCGTTGCACGGTCTTCAATCCGTAGTCACCATCCTCAACCTCGGCCGTCTCATGCAGCCGGAGCTGGGTCAGTCGCGCCACACCGTCGGAGGTGTCCAGTCGCCAACCCAGGATGGAGTCATGCGCATAGTGCGTCCAGTACGGCCGCCTGCCACCCTCAGCCGGAAAGTCCACCAACACCCCGCCAAAGCCATGAGACAGCGCCTCAGCGAACAGCTGAGAGGCAAACGCATGGATCGAGCGGCCCTGCCCATCGATGTCGGGCAGCAAGGTTTTCACCTTGGACGGCACATCCTCATTGATGGTCATCTGCTTGGAGAACGGCTTGCCAGACATCACCGTGCAGGTGCGCTGGTAGGCCGGGAACAGCGTCGCGGTCTCCAGCCGGTACTTGTAGTCTTCGTCATCTTCACGGGGCTGCTGCGGCAGCAGTTTCTTGCCCGCCTTCCGCATAGCCTGAGTGCCCCCCATAAGAGGATCAATCACCGCCCATGCCTCAGCCATCCGCTTGACCGTGTCGTTTTGTTGGTTGATAGCTGTCATGTTTTCCTTACCAGCGGAATGTCTCTACCTTGGCGGCGCGCTTCACAATCGGCCACTTGTTGGCGATCACATACCCCGCAGCGTCGATAACGTGGTCCACGCCGCTTGATTTGTCCGGCACGCCGTTCTTGTCGTAGGCCTGCTGTTCCAGCGCATCGGTCAGCTTCGGGCACCGATCGGTATTGACCAGGTAGCGCCGCTCACCCTCTCCATTCAGGATCAGGGCATTCACCGCATTCACCCGGTCCGCTACAGCTGGGTTAGTTGAGTTCACCCGCACCGTCAGGTCATGCGCTTTCAAGATGCTCAAGTCCGACTCGGTCGCGTTCTTGCTGCTTGCGTTTTGACCAGAGGCATCGGGAAACACCTGAACAGCGTGCCCCTTGGCCTTGTAGCGCTCGTTGAAGAGCTTCGCCATGTACGGCGTATCACGGCCGTCCGTTATCTCGTCGACTGCTACCGGCCACCCATCCCGCAGCACATACACCACAGCGGCCATAGCCAGGCGGTTGAAGTCCATCCCTATCAGGACAGGCTCATCGGCTTGCAGCGATGCATTGGAGTGGTTCAGCCTGCGGTCAAAGTCCGGGTAGACGCTGCCCGCCGTCAAGTTCGTGAACTGACCGCGCAGATAGGCGTCGATCAGCTGCTTGGGGTAGCTCTCATAGAGCGATGGGATGTAGTCGTCTGGCAGGTTGGCAGCGTTGTCGAACGTGCTGGCCTGGACCATCCCATAGAGCTTACCCAGTGCAGCGCGTTCTTGCGGCTGCTTGTGAAACCGCTGATAGACGAACTTGAAGCCCTCAGGCGTCGTCGTCACATCGATCCCGTTTTTCAGCCCATCCACCTTGTAGCGCATCCGGGCAATGATCTTGTTCCAAGCCTGCTCAGCCTTGACTGCCTGCATCACATCCAGCTCATCGACCAGCGCATGGCCGATCTTGAAGCCCACGATGTTCGACGGCTTCTCCATCGAACGGCAGATGATCGTCGTACGGTACTGAGAGCCACTGAATAGGTGAACTTCCTTGTTCGCCTCTTTGATGTCAGCCTTTAGGCCCCAGTCAAACGCGACCTCGTCAATCGTCGGGAAGAAAATGTCCCGGATCTGCGGATAGGTCGGCGCGAAGTAGCCCTGGTTGACCTTTGGCCACTCCCAGGCATTGCGGCAAGTTGACGCGCAGCCGGCCCAAGTCTTGCCCGAGCCAAACCCAGCGACGTATGCGCGGTATTTATGAGGCAGCTCCAGGAACCGAGCCTGCGGAATGTTCAGGCTCGGCATGCTTTCTTGCGTCCTTTACTGTCACTTCGATCTTGACGGGCACGGGTTGAGCGTTCTCACCCTCCCCACCCTCGTCTGGCTTGTCGCCGTAGACCTTGGGCCTCAGCTTTCCAGCCATCCATTTGCGGGCGTCAATCCGAAGCCGGTTGCGCTGCACCGCGACGTTGTCAAAGACAACCTCTGTGTTGCCCTCGCCGTCATCGTCACGGCTACCGTGCTTATCGGCCCGAACCATCGTGCAATCCTCATCAGCGATGTCCAGGATTTCATCGAATAGCGCATCAGCCTGGGCCTCTCGCGCACGCACGTATTGGTCTCGGAACTTCTCGTGACTTCTCAGCCAACGAAACACTGTCGCCTTGCCTGGCATCTTGTCGCCGAGACAGATGCTTCTCAGGCTCTCACCATCTGCAAGCCGTTCACAAATCTGGTCTGCTAGGACAAGGGTGAATTTTGTTGGCCTCGCCATTCGCCCCTCCTTCTAAGGCTCCCGCAGGCTTGTCGCCATTTACGTCAAGCTACGGCACTACCCTGCCAGATACGCGGCTAAGCCGAGGCTTCCACTTTGAACGCAACTGAAACCCGCAGATCACACTCATTCATATACACGCCGGCAGCCGGGTTAAAACGGAACTCTTTCTCCCAAGCGGCCTGGACGGACATCTCAAAGCCCGTCGCCCGATTGAATTCCAGCATTGCAACTCGGATTGCCTGGGCAGCCTTTTGTGCTTCGGCTTGAATTTGATCTTTCAGCATTGAGTTCTCCCAAGGGTCAAACGAAGCTTTTGGCCACCCAGCCGAACAGCAGGAATAGCCCGCACGCCAATGGAGCGAGCACAAAGCTCTTGCCCATCACCAGGCCTAAGCTATCCGGGTTCTTGTCCGTCTTCGTATCGAAGCCCTTCGCGACCCGCACCACCAGAGCCAACCCATACGCCTGGGCCACAGACAGCACTGGCAGGCCGAACGCCGGAGCCATGAACCATGCCCACAGGACAGACAGAGTGAAGCCAGACCACGCGGCAGCCCACAGGAAGCTCAAGAGCAATGCTGCGAAACCACCCAACACGGCGGAAGCCGCAACACCTGCGGTCAGAGTTTTGTTTGTCATGTCATCCCTTCAGGGTTCTTGCCCTAGATGTCGATCACGTTGTTGTTCAGCTTGGGCTTGCTTGCGCCGTCTTCGATTGCTCCCGCCTGTATCCGGAGCTTATTGCAAGCCTTATTTAGCTCGCGGAGTGCGCGGCTCTCAAGCCTCTTCGCCTCCCTCTTCCGCGCCACGAGCACTGAAAGCAATTGCAGTGGAGCCCACCCCGTGGACTCGTCGCGTACTTTGTTCATCTCTTTCTGCACGCACAACCGTTCATATCGGGCCGCGTGCCAGCGAAGGGCAAGCAATTCAATTTGAGTCATGATTTCCTCGCCGCACCACCCGGCGACTTGCATCAACCGGGTAGCACTAATAAAAAAGCCCGCACGGGGCGGGCATCATCTCTGCAACGAGAAGAAATCAATTCAAGAACAATCCGGGTTGCGACTCAATCTTGAGTGCTTGCATGCGAGCCTCCAATAGCGGCTTCTCAAAACGCCATCGGCGAAGCCCCAGGCCGCACCGACTGGCATCCATTTGTGCCTCCAGCAGTTCCAGCTCCGCACGGGCGCGACGCATGCTCAAGGAGTTCAGCCGATCCAGCTGCTCTTGCACATGTGAATCATAGGTACGAATCACCTTCAGTGCGAATGCTGCGCTGATCCACATTGCGTACGCATAAACCAGTTCCTTGGCAACATACGTCCCGCCGCCATCGCCAGTGATCACCGATGCGCATATTTGCGCACCGCCCATTTCGTTCATCAGAGCCTTGGTCTGCTTGTTTCGCAGGAATTGGCGAGGGCGATGGTTCGGATCGCCGCCACTAGCGCGATGCAAGTCATTCAGGCTGTATCGCCCATCATCATCTTGGCGTATGAATGTTTCACTAATGACCAGGTTTGTCATGTCTTGTCTTTCAGTTGCAGAAATGAAAAAACCGCCTTGATGGGCGGTTTGCTTGTTGGCTACTTTGTAGCTCTGTTGTTGTCGGGTCGCAGGGGCTAGGCTCCAAGTGTGTAGGTCGCGTGTGCGGAGAGCCTGCCCTGCGGTAACTGGTTATTTGAGGATGGTCACCCTCATGGCGTTGCCGCCCTCTGTGACACTGGTGAGCGTG